AGGGAATCCCAATCTCCTCAGGTTGTCAAACCTGAGCCCACTCGGTCTTAAGTGTAAGGCGCCGAGAGCCTGCTCGAAAGAGCAAGTGATCAGGGGCAACGGCTTCACAGCCGATGATCCCAAAGCACTTCACGAGAGCCGGATCGTCGTCAAGACGATCAGGAACCCTAGGAGTTTTAGGAACTAGAACGCGGATTTCTCTACGTTGTAGTTCTTTATTGATCCTAGTCCGAGGAGCACTATCGCTGTAATAGTACCACCCGATCGCGGCAGATGTACGCGGTACCGTTGGCAGTTTCCCAACAACGGACTCAACAGCATCCTTAATAGCTGCTGATGTTCTGTAGTAGCCAGCATCGAAAAGCTGGTTGCTAAGAGAAACACCGCTAACAACTGCGTTCCCATCGAGTCGATCAGTCGGAAGCATACGACGAAGGTAGACAGGTGTCACCTTCGAACCGTCGTAAGCATCCAACCCGCAAGACTCACGGAATTTACCATTCCAAAAAGACTTGCGATTGTTGACCTTCAATCCTATGGAATGAAGGTCAGCACTGATCGTAGATGCCTCGTTTGCGGGGATGATCAAATCGTCACCGTAAACGTAGACCTGCCTGCTCAGTTCAAAGCAGGTAGATCTTGAAGGTTGTTGTCCTTTGCTAAGTATTCTCGATGTGATGATGGCACAATAAAATACCATCGCCTCAGTCGGAAAACACATAGCAGAACCCATCGACGCGAACTTCTTAAGGTCAATCACTCGACCAGAAGGAAGTTTCGCGCGACGGCTCCGGCAAGCGTCCACGATTTCCCAGAAATCTGGGTAAATCGAGTACAAATCCTGAGCCATCGACAATGAAACACGATCGCTCGCTTCACTCATATCCAGGGTGGCAAGAATGCCATCACGGGAAGAGAGTAAAGCCAAAGATTGGTTCACGGACTGATCACGAAAGTTAACGTGACCACCTGTGAAATATCCAGATTCGATTCTGGGAACAATCCAAGTGCTAAGAGCCTGTTGAGCATACTGCATGCAAACAGGTTCAATAGCAATTACGCGAGGTGTTTTCATAGTCTTAGGGACAAAGACAACCCTTACGGGTGCCTCGTCCTCGGGTTCGACGAAGTTGATGGGAATGTCATCTCCGTAATGGGTGAGGTTCCGCAAGGAACCACATCCAAATTCTGTATAAGGAAATACCCTATCCAGACGGCGATGCCAAACACTGATGCGAAACTTCGAGTTACCTCGAATTTTCTCACCAGTAGTACCAGGACCATGACGAGGAACAAGTTCCTCATAGTGGCCATAAGAGAGGACGTCGGACATAACAATCCGACAAACTCTCCGAAAGTACTCCATAAATCTATCATTCTTGATAGCTCCAACTTCGTTCTCACACTTGAGAAAGGCTTCCTCGGCCCGTCTCTCGCGCTCTTTTGTGCACGGGAGAAGGATTTTCTTAGCAAAAAGGCAGACTTGCCGAATGCTAGAAATGCAGTCCAAGGAAGGGTTCTCAAGAAGAACACCATCCTTGTCAAAAACATTGGACATGAAGGCCTGCATGAAAGCGGGTCGACATCCATTTTTCTGGAACCCAGAAAAATAGGAAGGGCCAATCCTACCCTTGTCGAGACTTCTTTCGAAGTCAGAACAAAAGGCGGGAAGGGTGATAGTAATAAAACTATCACCCTCGTTTTTGACTCGCTCCGTGATTGTTTTTATATCACGGAACGATGGGGCATCACACCTCCTGCTGCAATCCTGCAGTAGGTACGCTAGGAGTCCTACAAGGCTTTTCATGGTACCACCTTTTAAGTTGGCTGCCATCCAGGATGTTTTGCTTAACCGCAAAGCTTCCGAAGAAAAGCCTACAAGACCAATCGAGTTATCGACTGGAGAAAACCGGCCTTACCTACTTCGATCAAGAAGGAGAGAAGGTGTTAGGTTTCCCCGTTGATCAGTTTGAGGATATTGGCCGACGTCGCCCACGCAATCAAGGCATTCGCCAAGTTTTGCGCGTCAGCGGCAGTAAGACCAATATTCGGGAAGTCGATGGTGATCGTCGCGGTCGCCGAAGCCAGAATGTTCTGGGTCGGAATCACGGGGTCAGCAGCATAGACGTCCCGCCGAAGCCGAGCGACAGCTCGGTTTCGCGTTTTGAACTGATGAGACAGGATGAGATCATAGATCACACCCGAATCATTCAGTTTATACTCAGACTGCAAATCGCCCCGGCCAATGGCCGGAAGGGACTTGGCAACGGCATTGTAGGTAATACTTTGCGGATCAGCAAACATGTTGGTTCTCTCAGCGTTACTTGACAAGACCTCGGGACAATCCCAAGGCAGCTAGAATGCCCATCTGGTAGTTTGATAAACTAGACAGTTGGACATTTAAGCCGAAAGGATTCCCTCCTCCCTGACGCATCTTAGCTTCAGTTATGTCTCTGACATAAAGTGAAGCTGAGCCGCCAGGGATGTTGGTATTCCCCACGACAAGAGGGACCCACGTGGTAGTCATAAGATTTTCCACGGTAGTCTTCTCATGTCGCATGATATAGGAATACCGACAAACGAGGTTATCGACTGCGTTCGGAGAAAGATTGGAGATGATATCTCCAACATTCGAGAACCAGTCGATGAGCCACGACCATGGTAAAAC